AATCATCTCTCATTAACTTTAGACCTTCTACAAAGTCTAATTCCTGTTGTGTCTTTGATATTTCTAACCATGTAGCAACTTTATTTAGTATTCCTACTTTCTTAGAGTTATTAACACCTGAATACTTGGCTCTTAGTGAACTCTCAACTCTTTTTCTTTCATCTTCACTTATACCTTCAAAGATAAGAAAACCATCTGGTCTTCCCATGTTTCCGAACATATTCATGTCATACTTTAATGCTAGTTCTAATATATTATGTTGGTATCTAGTAGCTCTTAAAGGTGAGTAGCCTTGTAGGTAGTTTTCTGGATCTGGATCTCTAAAGACAATAACATCTTTTTCATCTAGTCCAATCTGATTTCCTGATGGTTCTGTATATATATATCCAATAGGTAAGCCTCTTGAATCGACTCGTACAGTCATTTTTTGTGGGTTTAGAATAAAGAACTCAAACTTGTGTCCTTTTACTTTTGAATTACTAATTAACCAAAAGGCCATTCCTGATAGAAACTTGTGTGTAAATGTTAACTTTCTTGCCTCTGAAAATGTTTGAAAGCCATTGAATCTATATAGGTCATTTAAAAATGCACTTGTGAATCTATCTACTTCTTTTTCTTCTTTTCCTTGTGTATTAACTAGTTTAGGCTGGTATGAAGAAAGTGATTTTGCCTTTATGTCTACAGCCTTGTAAGTCCAACCAAAATACTGTTGTAAGTAATTGTCTGATTTAACTAAATGAGTAAAATCACCCCATTGTGGTTGTCCTGTGAAGTTTCCTTCACCTTCAAATGCTTTGGTTGCTTTATCTGGATTGGTATTGAATAAGGCTCTAAAATTATCTATTAATCCCATTTTATTAGAAGATAAATTAATGTACACAAGTAGTTTCTCTAATCTTATTTCTACATATAGCTTTCTGTCAAAACTATATAAATGAAACTACAAGAGGTTCATCTCTTAGTTCTTCATTAATTATAGCAGTTAAAACATCAAGAGCATCATCATGTTCTGCATTAGGAAACATACCTGCTTCTGTGATAAATCCATCTATCCAATCAGAATAGTTTAATAATAAGACTTTACCTGCTTCTATACTAGGACTTGCAGAAGACACTCTGGTTTCCTTACTCTCTTTAGGTGATTCACCTTCTAATACATTAAGGTGACTTTCTGTTCTAAGTGTTTGTATAACTGATATACCTGTAGCTTTTGGCTCGAAGTAACATCTTGAAGATGAAGTATATCCATTAGCTTTTACATACTGTACATAAGCCTTTATGAAGTCTGGAAAACCTAAATTAGCCTTCCATACATTCCATATAAATAGTTGACCTTTAAATATTGAATAACAAATTGTTGCTGTATTATCTGATCCTTCTTTTCCATAAGCTGTATCAGATCTAAAGTTTCTAGGCAGTTTAAGCAATTCCTCTGTAGCTGTAAATGTCTTAAACCATTTTGCCTTAATCATATTTCCTTCTGCTGGTGCTGGTTGTTGTAGATATTGACCTGCATATTGTAGAGTACCTAATGACTTTTTAGCATCTTCTAACATCTCTTTGTTAAATGCTTTAGGAAAGAATAACCCATCTATATATCTTTCTCTTAACTCATATGGATTCACCTTTTCTGTTATTTCTGCAGGTATATTTATCACCTCATAATTCATATTAGATTTAATTATCATTCCTGCTACATCATTTTCATGTAGTCTTTGCATCACTACTATCCTAAGACCTGTTTCCTGATTGTTCAACCTACTAAACATGGTCTGTGAATACCATTCCCAAGCCTTTATTAATGCTGATTGTGAGTTAGACTCTTGTGCTTTCAATGGGTCATCTACAATAATAATATCTGCACCACCTCCTGTAATAGTACCTCCAACTGATGTTGCTCTCCTGTCTCCTGACTTGTCATTTTCATATTTTGACTTTTCATTCTGATCTGTTGTTATTTTGAAAGCATCACCAAATAACTCTTTATACCATTCTGATTCTATTACTCTCCTAGTTTTTAGAGTATGTTCAATAGATAAATCATTAGAATATGAGGCGGTAATAACCTTTAAGTGTGGATAATTAGTCCATAGCCAAGCTGTAGACATAATGGTTACTATCATGGATTTAAGTGATCGTGGAGGTATACAGATAAGAAGATCTTTCTGTTTCTTTTCTTTTCTAGCAACTCTTTCAAACCTATCTTGTATTACATTACATAGATACTCTATATGCCAATTATCTCTTAATACCTCTTGTGGGTGAAGTATCTTAAATGCCTCTTTAAAAAACTTGTAATAACTCCTTTTATACTGTTCCTTCCGTGCTGCCAAGTTTATCTGTATCTGTTGTGCTAATAGCTTTTCTGGTAAGTTGTTCAAGGTTGTCTAGTTCCTCTTGTGTAAATGCTGATAAGTTTATTGTTTGATTACTGTTTATATCTTTTCCATTTGTAGTTAGGTCTAATCTATCGCCAAACTCATCTCTTTTCTTTTTGCTTAGATACTTTAGTGCAAACTCTGGCTCATTTAGACCATTAACAACTGCTTGTCTAGCCTTGAGGATAGGCTTCTGCTTTAACTCCTCAAATCGGTCAAATAACTCTTTATTATTCTCTTTCCAGTTAAAGTATGTTTGTTTGCTTATATCAGCATAAAAACAAGCCTCCTCTATACTACAACCGAGTCCAAATGCCACCTCTAGTTTGTTGACTACCTCATCATTAAGTTTTGTTGGTCTTCCACCTAAGTCTATCATTTCTTTCCTATATATTTAAAACTAAATGTAACTCTTTTGCCACTTCTTGTTTTGTTAAGTTCAGGCATATTAGTGTTGTGTCCTTTGTTTCCTGTCATTATTTCCATTCCCATTGGCTTCCATTCTTTGTTATGCCTTAGAGCTTCCTTCATAGCTATACTACTTGTTTTTAATCTTAGATCAAAACTATCTCTCTTGTAAATACCTCCTATTGAATTTAAAATAAATTTAGATAGTCCTATTCCTTGATAATCTGGTAATACTACTATTCTATGTACAAGTTTAAGTTTTTTGTTTATTGGGTGTGGAAAATGTATCACACTACAAAATCCAACTTTTATACCTTCTATCATAGCAACAAAGCACTTGCTAGATCTATTTATACTTTTATTTAGATAGTGATACTTGCTAAACAATCTCCATTCATCTGGTTTTGCATTGTATAAGGTGCATTTCCTGTCCAGTCTTTTTTTTTACCTAGAAACAGAGTATTGTCATTGGTATTAATAATCCAGTCTGTGTCTAAATAATCTAAAATATCAAAATGACAACTAATAAGAATAATCTTCTTTTTACTTTCTCTTAATATTTTATTTATTACATGACATATTGTTTTTGCAACATTTCTATCAACCACACTTGTAAATTCATCAAAACAAACCTGTTTTGCCTCTGATAAAAGCTCTCTTGCTAAATCTACTCTCATTTTCTCCCCATTAGAAAGGACATTGTAAGGTTTTAACCATGATCTAGGTGAGGCAAATCCTACAAGTGTAAACATTCTACTAATATCTTCAGTACTAGCTTTTATACTATCTATTACTGAAACTGTATTGTCATACCGTATATTACTAAATTGAAAAAGCTCTTTGGCTAAGGTGGTTTTACCTGTTCCACTATTTCCTACTATTACACCTAGTTTAAATTCATTTGGTATCTCAAAGTCATATATAAACTCCTCTGTAATTTTATCTTTTTCTTGTAAATCATATTGTCCTATTACTGATTGTACTTTGAAGCTGTTATTTAGTTTAGTTTCTTTGATTATTTTATACATTTATTACCTTTGGATCATAACCTAGTTTTTGCAAGTCATTAAATACTCTTTCCTGCATAGGCTCGTCTGTACAGTCAACAAATACTCTTAATAATGATTCAAACTCAAAGTCATCTTTTTCCTTTTCTTTTTCCTCAGCAAATATGTTACTTAATTCTGTGTTTTCTATTGTTATTTTATAGTCCTCAAGGTTTATTTTATCTTCATTCAATTTTATTTGTTCTATAAGTAGACTTTTAATCCATTCACCACTTGATTCATTATCTGCTATAGCCATTTCAAGAGCTTCTGCATCATCTTTAGGCTCTCTATATTCCACCCATATCTCCTTATGTCCTAATTCTTTACAGGCTTTGTATCTACTATTACCACCCAATATTTGCTTCTTACTTTCCCATACTAGAAAAGGTTTCCATATTCCCCACCTCTCAATCTTTTTCTTCAAAGATTCAAAATCTTTAGGTGAAATTTCTCTAGGATTCTTATCCCATACCTTTACATCATCAATCAATATTAAATTTTTGTTTTCTCTTTTCATATAAAAGTTTATCTGAATTAATACGACTCTGTCCTAATTCATAGGTTTTGTCCTTCTTAGCTTTATTCCAGTTCCAATGTCTATGTTCAACTATACAATCTTCTAAATATAAATACCTTCCTGCCATTCTTGCTCTTTGACATATTTC